GAGTTTGAAAGTATTTAAATCCTCGGTGTTGAGCCAAATCAAGGCGTGTAGTCCGGTGTGGTTTGGGTGCGATTTTGATAAGTTCAATCACAAGGGCGAATCCCTCTTGAATGACCAGGCCTTTTCCTTTGACACCTTTCCTTTGAAAAAGAAGGAATTGATCTTACCAAAGTCAAACGCCATTTCAATGTACCAAACAAATGTCAATCACGCCATGTTGTTCACCGGATATTATTACAAGAACTCGCATCAAAAGCCCTATTATTGGACCATAGAAAACTCGCATGGAGACAAAATGAAGAACGTGTCCTATCATTCCAACCACGGCTTTATCACCATGTCGGATTCGTGGTTTGACCAATATGTGGTCATGGCGGTCGTTGATGAGACCCATTTTCAAGGAGTCATCAACGCAAAGGATAAAAACAATGCGATTGTATTGCCTAAATGGAGCAATTTGGGGGAGCTCTTATTCCAGTGAAATGTTGTGTAAGATGTAGATGATTTCTCTTGTTGCTTTGGTTGCGTCATCATCCCCAGTTTTGTGAAGGTGGGAGCAGTCTAGGTGTTTATATCCATTGGCTTCTTTCCAATCTTGGATTCCTTTCAAATAATTATTTGCTGTTGTATTATCTAACGAAATTCCCTTCATTCGTTTTTCATGCATTGCACAGTATAAGATTTTGTACTTTTCCTTGGAGGAAAAAGGAAGTAATTTCACCTTCCCCTCGAACTCTTTGAGGGGTCCAACGTCAACATCATTTAAACCGGGTAGTTTTTGTTTGATGTGATTCAGCATATCTTTTTTGTCTCGTCCATCCATCAATGTGTGCATGTCTTTTTTAAATTCCATCACTATACTTGCCATAATTGATGAATCCGCCATCACTATAGTATATGTATCTATTTATATTTATGTGGATTCCTTTGCTACATTAAATGTGGGATCTTGGTTGACATAATTATGCAATTCAACAAGATTCCCTAAAAGATTCACCCTTGTGGCCAGGGCCATTTGATCCATGTCTATCTTTTCAATTGCTTGCGTTGTACCCCCTACAAACGGATCGGTGGTTTGATAGAAGAATCGAAACACCACAAAGAAGACAAAGAGACAAAGACAAGTGCACAATAGTTTTTTGAGTTTCAATATGGTTTTGCGATGTAGCATATTCCCTTTAATGTAACAAGAGATATAAGTTTATTCTATTACTTTGTCTACTGCTTTCATTTTTTGATTTACATCTTTCAACTTGTTGATTTGGCTTTCAAATTTCTCTAATAACAAGTCATCGTTGATGAGTTCCATGTTTTCTACGCAAAACTTTTTGTTAAAACTACAAAGGCAAGACACGATCAACAACAGGAGAAATGCACACGCAACACAGGTGACCAATGTTTTTTGCTTTTTTAGTTGATTTAAAAGAGTCATTTTCTATGTTATTTTATCTATATATTGCGAGTATTTTAATATTTATATTTTATCTATTCCTATTTTAAATGGCACGATCAAAATGCCCCAAGGGCACCATATGTATTGAAAATTACACAATTCTGTTTCTCCTTGTTCTCTTTGCGGTGGTGGTGTATTATACATACACGCGTTACTATTGCCCGCACTGTGGAAACGTTGAACTGACCGCCACCCATGCCTCAAAACACATGCATGTCCCCATTGCGTCGGCGTCGGAAAGCGGGTATCAAATGTTGCGCCCCATTGCCCGCCCGGGGCTATCCTACAATAAGAACCCATCGGATACGTTGCTTAACCCCTATGCGCCCCCCGTGCAATACAACCAGCACCATGCATACAAACAAATTGGCTACCTAAAGAACGAACAATATGGCAACAAACTGTTCCCCATTTTTGCCAAGCCCGTCCACTTGCGACGTGATAAATGGTACTACTATACTATATTTGATAATATCAAATTACCAATATATAGTAATGGACGTAAATGTTCTAGCGAACATGGGTGCGATTCGCTCATGAGCGGGGACGCGGTGCAACTAGAAAACATGAATGACTCCTTTCAAGTCAGCATGTACGATAACCACACCTTGACGTATGACCCGGTGATTTAAGCCTTCTTGTAGAACACGAAACTGGGGTTTTTCTTCGTGCCAACATGTCGCTTGAACGTCTTGCCCTTGTACTTGAAGGTCGGGAGCACTTTCTTCTTCGCGTCTAAGAGCGTCTTCATGAACGCATTCATCTTCTTGCCACTGCGCTTCGTTTTGTTCTTCTTCACCACGGGCTTCTTGGCTACATTTTTCTTACTTGCCTTGTTTTTTTGGGTCACGCGGGTTTTTCTCTTTACCATTATATACTCTATAGATATAATAATTATATCACAGACCGGCTTTTCCTTGGCTTAAAAAGAGCGCCAGCACAAAAGATCCAAGACCCATCACATACACGTGAATCCAGTGAGGCGGGCACTTTTTGATCCCAAACATTGACGCAAACGCACAGTGTTGCTTGTGTGACGCCAGCCCCCAGAAAAGCGCATTTGCGATTAAAAGGAATACGAGGAACTTCATCATTTGTCTTCTTTCTTTATATACAAAGAAAACAAATAAAAATAAAATTGAATCAAAATATAGAATGAAACAACAAGAGAATCAAAACATGGATACAACCGAACTCGTGCAACGCTACATTGCTCAACTGTCGCCTACGGAAAAGATCGCCTATGAAATTGCGGTGGAAAAGCTAGAAAGTAGTTTTGATATTGAAAAATCCATCGGGTTCATAGAGTTTGTAAAAGATCAAAGCGTGGTTTCGTCGGCGTCATCTTCATCGTCATCTTCCACTTGATAAAATTCCGTATATTTAATGTCTTTTACTTTGCTTTGAGTCTCGTCATTCTTTACACCAAATACATGATCATAGTCCAATAGATTTCCTTTGTGGATGAATTTGTTTACTTTTTTCTCTTCTTTTTTCTTGACCTTGTCTTTGTCTTTCTTCACCGGTCTAAAGTAGAACAAGGATGGCCGTTTTTCCTCTTCCTCCTCTTCTTCCTCTTCCTTATCCTCTTCCTCTTCTTTATCAGATTCTTCGTCCCCCACATGCACAAAATCAGTGCCCTTTTTATAGGAATCTATTTCATTTTCATCGTTATATAAATCAACACATTGAAAGGTCAGCACATAATTACGACACACCGCATTGAGGGCATTGTAAGGAATGTTTCCGGTTTTGGTGTAATAATGAAAGGCCTCATCTTTGTCATCGTAGAACATCTTGATGGTGGGAGTGTAATCAAAAGGAAGGTCGCGTTCTAAATGACATTCGCGTTCTTTGAGGGCTTCAAGTTTCCCGGTGTAGCGCATCTCCTCCTTCAAGTACGCTTCCTTGAGATCTTCATACCCCTCCTTTGTAAAGGCAGTGTATCGTTCAAATTGCGTGTCTTTGTCGTCTTCGATCTCCTCTTGCGTAGTGTGAGAACGGCGTTGTTGAAAATAGACATATCCGCGATACGCCACATATCCGCTTCCGTATAGCCCCGCGAGAACACACGCACTTTTCACCAATACTTCACGGTGTGTGAAAACGACATTGGTAACCCAAGCAAGTCCAATGGCTTGTAAGGCCGGAGCATAGGAAGCAAGTTTCGTTGACAAGGGCATTGTTCTTTTTGTCTTTATGTCTTTAAATCTTTTCACAGGATTTGAATGTTTTGTTTGGTTCATTGAATGTTTTCCGGAAGGACAGGGCGTCAAAGGAGCTCAACGACCCGATGACAATGGACAGTACCATCAGAATAATAAATACATTGTTTGTCTTGTAAATCATGTCCAAGTGGTCTTGTTTTAATTCTTGGTCTTGCACCGATTGCTCCAAATAGACCTTGTACTTGTCTAATAAAATTAAGAAGAAGATGATGCAAAGAATGAAGCCGATGTATAATTGGTGGCTGTGTAAGAGAATCAACGCCAGCGCGTAAATGAATGCCGACAAGACAAATGACACAAGAGGGTTGATCATGTTTTCGGTTTTATCAATGTTCACGTCCATTAGTAAATAGAGAAACAAGAAACTCACGCAATGGCGGACATAGATGTTTTTGGTTAACTTCTTCAAACTACAACCAAACAAATAATCAAACACGTGATTAGATAAGGCCATCATGAAAATGAAAAATAAAATGACGTATTGAATCTTTTTCGTGTTGTCGCTGGAGATCCATTCTTCAATCTTATTGTATTCAATCATATAGAGTATGGGGATATAATTATTTTGGTGTTGCCGTTGTTGAAGGGGGTCTTGTTTCATTAGGTTTGTTTGCGTCAAACAAACTGTTTTTGGCTGATATGCTTTCAATACCTGGTGGTATTTGGTTGTTTGTTTCCAATATGGCTTTAATCTTATCATCAATATTTTTCACAAGAATCATTTCACTTATGTTACTCAACAACTCGTTAAGTTTTTCTCTTTTTTTTGTATCATCATTTCTATTTGTCAAATTTACTAGTGCTTCATTAACTTTTCTCTGTTGCTCATATATTTTCGTTAATTTATCATTGATATCCACCGTTTTATATTGCTGACCATCAACTCTACTTTTCTGTTGTTCATTATCCCCATTTTGACTTGGCTGTGTGCCAGAGCCTTCAGCGACGGGGATGGTTTGTGAACTGCCCGATTCGGCAGACGAGTTATTTCGTTTGGCAAGCTCTTTCAACTCGTCTATTATTTTATCAATTTTATCTTTGTTATTAATATTTTTCAATTCTGGTTTACCAAATAAGGGTGTCGTGACAATACCAAAGACTCCATCACCCATGGTTTTCATATCCGCCGCTTGCCCATCTCCTTCTATTCTCTCTTCAGGTGGTAAGTCCCAGTTTTTTGAGTTCGCACCCCAAACATGATAATTTGTAGCGGATGCTCCACTACCAGATACCCGTCCATACACGACCCGGTTTTTATATTTGTTTTTCAATCCTTTCAAAGAATCATGCAAATGAGTTATGAATGCTTGGTACTGTTCATCACGGTAACCTTTTGCAAGCCATTGGGTTCTGGCGTATCCGGTACCTAAGGAGCAACTATTACCGTCGTCTGATGCAATCGTCACTTTAAAATTGTTGCCTTGATCTTTCGTGGCTTCCATTTTTTTATATAATTCATAAACGCGTTCGTTGACATGTTGAAAATATACATCATATTCTTGTTCAGGTGGTTTACTATTAACAGTATGTTGAGTTTTATCATTTTTCGTTTCAGACCCTTCTTCTCCTTCTTCTTCTTCTTCTTCTTCTTCTTCTTCTTCATTATCCTCTTGTTTCGTTTCAGACTCTTTTGCTTCCCCCACCTCACCCCGTTTAAGAGGTTTTGCCTCCACACTTTCACGATTCATCACGAATTTCATATAATCATTTACAATGAGTTCATACCCCAATAAGTTTGGAAAGGGGTTGAATGGTTCTTCTGGTGGTGTTTTAGATTCCTCTATATCAAAACGAATTCCAGAATCATTCTGAATAAAATGCTTTAGAATCATGTTGCCGTTGCATATTTGTTGCAATTGAGATTTCAAATAAGAAATATCAGGTTGTTGTATAAATTCTCGGGTGTCAGTTGAATAATTAATATCTCCTTGCATCAACCTCTTTGCTATAATATTTGTAACATCATAGGTGTACATTTTTTCCTTAAGGTATTCCAAATAATTAGAAAATATGACATTAAGAATATCATCATACAAATAGTTATTGTCATTCAAAGAATCATTGTATACATCTTGATATATATCTTCAAATTTGACAAATTCACTACTTTTCTTTTTTTTTCCCAAAGCTAATTTCAAATCTTTTTCTAATTGATTAGCAATGAGAAAATATAAGATTGTTTTGTATTGGTGTTTTGTCAGCGTTTGCTCGTCTTTTGTTATGTAATTCACAAAATCAATAGGCTTTTCCATTTCATCATCATTTTTTTTAAATTTGCCGGCTTTGTTATCATCTGTTGATTCAAATTCATGTTTTAAGTTATCAAATAATCCTATTATATTATTGATGATGGGTTTGATGATTTCTGGTGGATTATTCTGTACCATGATCAAGATTTTTTTTCCATTTTTAATTTCCGTATTAAATTCGTAAGCACCAATCCCTTCTACCAAAGTTTCTAGATAATAATGTGGAATTTCTTTCATCATAAAAGTTTCTAACGTATGGAATCGGATTTCAAATGGATAGTATTCTTCGTAATCATAAGCAAATCTAACATTTACTCCATTGTAGTACTGTTCTGTTAATCCCATTGTGTTTTCGGCAGATATAGGTGTGAATTCATATGTGTGACAAAGCTCAAACCATTTTTTCACATTTTCCGCATACGTGTCTTTATCGAATACTATACTAAATCGTGGAAAGGTGTGCTTTCTTTCATTGCGTATTAGAAAAGGATAGTTATTTTCATTTCCGTCAAATGGTATATTTTCATATTGATTATCTTTCCAAAATTGGATTATTGTTTCGTCTAGACTTTCCATGGTTTTTAAATCATTTTGGGTAAACATTGGGTTATTTGAATTCTCATTATTTTCGTTTGTAATATATTCATTATTAAGGAAGTTTGAAATTTGATTTTGTATGCGTGAAATGTCTTCTGTTGGTGAATTTTCATTGAGTTGAATATCATGGGGGCCAATATCTTTTTTGCTATTTTCTATGTAGGATAGGATCGCGTCGCGGGTTTGGATTGAGTTTGTATCGTAAGATATAGCAATTTTATTATCAATTATTGTTTTGATTTTACTTTTGATAGAGTGGGATAATTTTTCTAATTGTTTGAATATTGTCTTTATTTTGTTCATGACACCCACAATCTTATTTCTGTATTTCCCTTGTTCCTCATCAATATCATGACAACTAAATAAAAGAAAGTAGTAATCGTTCATTGAGTCAAAAATATGTGTATTATCAACAGCAGATTCATTGAAGGACGCATCATGAAAGAGAATGTTTTCATAAAATATTTTTCTTTCTTTTCCATCTGTTATATATTCATGATATAACCATTTCAATGAGTCTTTATTCAATTTGTTATTTGTTTCATCAAATTCTTTCCTTGAAAATGATGAAGAGTTCTCTTCACATGTCTTTATTTGCATTAGCACATCTATATAATGTAATATTCTGATATCAAACTTTTCCATTTTTTTGGTTTGTTGTAAATCATCTATTTGTTCTTGTAGTGATTTTAATTGACTCCGTAAGTATTGTTTTTGTTCTTTCTGCGATTCTTGTTTAATCGCTATATACATTTTGTTACGTTTTTTAACAAGTTGATATACACTATAAATATTCACATCAATTTCGTTTAAGAACACTTCATTTTCGCCATCCATATGCGAATAATAAAAAAGTTTTTTGAGAAAAGATTCCGTTTCTGGATCTTTTTTTTTACTCCGTGAAAATAATCCCCCCACCATATCCCCCTCCTCATCACTACTTTCATAACTGTCCACAGAAGAGTCGTCAAATTCGTCTTCGCTACTAAAATGCAATGCCTGAAAATTCATGTTATTTTTTATATATTGATATATTAATTATTTATATTAATACACATGGACAACCAAAAAGTCAACATCAACCAGTACTTTGTGGATTATCTCATGCAAAACAAGGCACTCTTTGGTATTTATTGTTTGTTGCTCTTCACCTACCCATTACATCGTGTCGTATTACCAAAGTTTTACGGAAAGGTCATCTCCGGTCTCAGTCACGGGTTAAATGAAGGGTTCATCAGCAATGCGAAATGGTTGCTCGCCATCTACGTCTTGATTCAAATACTCTACGCGGTTTTCCATAAAGTGCAAGGCATGTTGATACCCATCTTTTCCGAGTTTTCTATTCAACGTATTTTCTCTAACTTGTTGCAAAACAAGAAACTCAATTATGAGAATCTAGAAGTCGGTGAAATATTAGCCAAAATCATCAAGGTTCCCAATATCATCTACAAGTATTTGGACTTATTGCGGACCATCATCTTTTCGCAGATCATTGTGCTCATTGCCACGATCATTCATTATTCAACCATATCTAATGCTGTGACCTATACTTTTATTTTCCTCGTGTTGGGCGTGATGATTCTTCAATACATCACGTATCAAGTCACCATGGATGTTGAAATAAAACGCGAAAAGGAGAAAGACAGTATTTACCAACACTTTCAAGATTTGTTAAACAACCTCATTAGCGTTGTGATTTGTAAACACGAATCCGCGGAAAAGAAATACTTACACGAAAAGTTCAAACCCTTCATTGCGATTTTCAATAAATCCTTGAATCTCAACTTTATTTTGCGGGTCATCTTTGCCATTTTCAATGTGATTTCATTTGTGTTGCTCAATTACATGTTGTATCGGGAGTACATGAACAAGACCATTTCAAAGGAGCAGTTCATATCGTCGTTTATTGTGACCTACAGTATATTACAGCTGTTTAGTGAGGCCAACTATTCCATTCGCCTGGTCGTGGACATGTACAGTCAAGTCAAAGACATGGAAAACTATTTCAATGAAAAATCGGATTTGGATCAATCCATGCAAAACGTCAAGGAAGACCAATCATTTTCCAAGGGAGCGATTACCTTCAAAGACGTGAATTATCAATACGAAGAAAACGCCGAATTTGACGAGAAAAACGCATATGCGCTCAAAGACGTATCGCTACACATCAAGGAAAACGAAAGCGTGGCCATTGTGGGTCAAATCGGCAGCGGCAAGTCTACGCTAGTCAAGCTCCTCCTCAAGTTTTTTGAACCGACGAGTGGCGACATTTACATTGATGGGGTGAATTTGAAGACCATTTCTAGAGACGAACTCTACGACCACGTGTTTTACATCCCGCAAAAGCCAAGGTTGCTCGATCGCACACTATACGAAAACATTGTCTATGGAATTGATGTCAAGGAAGAGGAAAAAGAAGTCAATGTTCAAAAAATCAAGGACATTTTAGAAAAGATGAAGTTAGACGCCAACATCGTGGAGATCTTCATGGAAAAAATGGATCAACGATTGGGCAACGACGGCGTAAAATTGTCGGGGGGACAGAGACAAATGGTGTGGATCATTCGGGCCATGTTGCGCGACCCGGCCATTATTGTTTTTGACGAACCGACCTCGGCCCTAGACAAATCAAACAAGGAAAACATACTGGACATCATAAGAAAAATCGGTAAAGATCGCACGATCATCATCATTAGTCACGACGACGTGGGCCAGGGATTCCGGAAAATCGCGCTCAAACAGGGCGGGGTTGAATCAGCCAATCAGAATGCTTTATTTTCGGCGGGGGACACTTCTAGGGTTGTTGGGTGGATCCAGTGGTTGAGGATGATGTTTTTCACGAGAATATACAGCATGATGTTCATGGCCGACACGTGGATTTCGGCGCGCTTTCCGTATCGCTCGTTTCGCAACACAAAAGATAGCATTTCATAAAACACAATGTAGAAGTAGCTGGCCTTGTCGTCGGCCAATAGATGATAAAACTTTGCGTAATACAACAGGTCGTTGGCCAAGTCATCTTTCACAATGGCAACCATGTTAGATGAAATATTTTCCGTAGTTTTAGATATGGCCTCTTCGTTTTTTCTCATGGTGATCGCATAGTGAAGCCGGACCTTTCGGTAACTCTTGATAGGACAAAGGAATGTATTTCCGGGGTTTACCAATGAAAAGAAGACAAAGAGACAAAGAGACAAAGCCCGAGATTTCATGGGTATCTTATATAAAGAGGATATCTTTGGATACTATTTCTTTTGCAATGAATGCCATTTTCAATTTTAATTTTAATTTTAGTTTTAATCTTGCGAATACAACGGTCCGTCATGATTTGTTTCCACATAGGGCAAGTGGCACAGCCGTATTTCAAACCATGGCTGGGAAAACATGGTGTCCCAGTGTTTTTTCCCATCTACGATGTATTTAAAGTCGGCTTTGTATTTCGCATGAGGACCGTGTTTTCCTTGTAAATCCCAGTAGAAATACACCATATGTAGTCTCCCCATTTTTGTTTCTCTGGACAACTCAAACTGTTTGCGTATGGGACGAAAACAAGGAAGAAAATCGTTATATTTATACCACCACAACGAGAATGTTGGTGTGGTATTTCGGCGGGTTCCGTCTTCTTGGGGTAAACACAGCCGGTCATTGAAAGAATTGTATTCCGCA